CATTTTGAAGATGAAAATGGCGAAGAAAAATTTGAATGATCATACTTCAAAAGGATTCAAATCTGAAATTTTAACATTATAACAGTCTGCTTTTACAGTGAAATTATTGTCTGGATCAAAATCTCCTTTTTTAAGAAATTTTGCTTTTTTATAATATTCATCTTTATCAAGCCATCCTAAGATGTAAGCTTTATGCCATGTATCATTACTGAATTCCAATCTAACAAATGCATATTTTGTGCATATTTGATGTGTGTTTAAAGCTGCAATAGAACATTCATAATGTGGTCTTGGTCTAGATGTGCATCTTTTGGTTTTTACATCCCAAAGTATGTTGTCTTCAATAATGTCATAATCATAAGTGTTATTTATAATTCCTTTTATAACTTCATTTGCAACTTGCTCTCCAATAAAGCCAGCTATATTTCCCATCCCACTGGTAATCGAGTTTCTTATCTCTCCCATTTCCAATGATTTTTTTGTGGCACGAATGATCATTTCTTGAGTAATTTCTATTTCAATCATTCATAAGTTCCTTAAGAAAAATTTAATTTTATCATCATCTTTTGTTATTGTGTAGATTCTTTTCTTCGATGTTTCTGTCAAATACTGAAGCTTTTCTTTTTTAGAGCTTTTTGTTCTGCATTCTTTTAGTATTGGTTCCAATCCACATAAGAATATCCAAATTCTAAATGTACTTTCGTTCAATTTAGAAGAAATCAGTTTGTAAAATTTAGTCCAATTTATTTTCAACGAAGCAAATATTTTCTTGTATCTTTCAGACATACATTCTATTTGTCTTTCGTAATATTCTTTTTCAAATTCTGGAATTATCATATATCTGTCGTTTCGTTGACCACAACATTGTGTCCTTGTTCTCGTAGAATTTTGATGCGTTTCTTGCTATGTTCTAACAAATATGGATTGATATTAAAAACAAAATCATAATAATTTAGTTCTTCTTTATCTTTTGCAGTTCTCAACCCACGACCCATTCTTTGAATGATTTGATGATCTGCTTGACCACCTGCAGCATTTATAAGCGAATGAATAAAAACATTAATACCAGTATTGAATATTTGTTGTGTCGCAATTGCAATCAAAGATTTTTTTGATTTTTGAAGCTGTTGAATTACTTCCTTCCTAGTGTCTGCATTATCTTTACCTTGAACCCATAACGAATTTGGAATCATCTTGTTTAGAATGTCTCCATGTGCAATTCGATCAACAAGAATCAATGTCCTTCCTTTGCATTTTTTGGCAAGTCTGGTAACTATGTCATTGAAATAAAAATTTTCTGCAATGCCTCTTGTGACTGCATCAAGATATATGTCGTAAGGAATACTTGGCTCATTGATAGGATAAAAATTGCAATTACTTGAAGATAAAATTCCTCTTTCTTGAAGTTGTGCCGTGGTAAGGACTCCATTGACAGATGATTTTATTTTCAATATAGGTCCAAAATATCCTTTCACTTGGTGTTTTTGAACTTTATCTTTTTCTCCAAATTTGAAAGGCGTTGCAGATATTGCAATTCTAACGCTCGTACTTTTAAGTTTTTTGTATACATCTATTGGAGTTTTAGACATCATGTCATGTATTTCATCAACAATAAGAACTTTAAATCTACTTAAAGCTTTATCTATTTTTTTTACAGACATTACGCTGGCGACAGTTACTATGTTTGGCTCAATTACACCGCCCCACAATCTTCCAAGATTAGGAATATCCCATTTTTTTAATTCAGCGTAGTTTTGTTCTGCAAGACCTACACGATTTTGAAGAATTAATGTTGGTGTTTTTGGAGGCAATGATTTTAATATGCCCAAAAGAATTAAAGTCTTACCAGCCGAAGTAGGTGCGAATACAATTCCTCGTTTATGCTTTATGGCTTGGCTTATAAGTTCAACTTGATAATCATGAAGTTTTATTGGTTCAAGTCCTTTTGGTAGCCACTGATTGAGAAAATTTTCTTCAATTAAATTTTCTGAAAATTTAAATTCTGATCTATTATCTTGAATTTCATATTCAATATCGAAATGCTTCAGTGCAGCAGAAACTTCTGGAATAAGACCAGTCAAAAATCTTCCTGTTTCTTTTTTAAAAAATTCTGTGTAACCATCCCAAAGTCGCTGTTTATACAGTCTGCTATGAAAGTAGTTCCGTTCACGAAAACGCAGACAATCCCACAAAGTTTGTTTGATTTTATGATTGGTTGTTAAAAGTTGACAATAATCGTTATCAATCACCAGCAAAGTGGTCATATTTGTCTCCAAAAAGATATTTTCTTATATTTAGTCAATTTATTCAATATCGTTTTTAAAAAAAGCTTCATAAATATCCAAGGAGGAAGAAAATATGAGTGATGATTATACAATTTTAAATCCCGGCATAGGCGGGGATGTCATGGATGAAACAGCAGTATCTTATGATGCTGCTCCGCTTGTTAGAAAAAGACCTCGTGTTGTTGTGACTGGAGAAGGTGCCGATGATGTTGTCACCACAACAGGAACTTTGCCAAATGATGGAGACATTGGTTTAGTTGTTAGAGAAGCTAGGAAAGGGCAATCGACAAGTGCAAACAGTATACCAGTTGTAGTCGCTTCAGATCAAACAGTTGGAAGAAGCAATGTAATTGTATTTCAAGAAATTATTGGAACATCGGAAACGCAACTTTCAGATAACGCAATATCATTATCAGTAACAATAAAATCTATGGACTCTAATAATGGAGTTGTATATTTAGGAATTTTTGGTGTAACAAACTCTAATGGATTTGAATTAAGCGCTGGAGAAAGCATTTCGATTTCTATTGATAATACTAATAGATTGTATGCAATAGCGAGTTCAATTAACCAAAAACTTTGTATTATAGGTATATAAATTATAAAAAACTTATATAAGAAATAAAAATAATCATGTTTATAGGCGCAACAAATTTTAATTCTGGAAAAAATAAAGGACCAACAGGACTAACAGGAGCAACTGGCTTTACTGGAGAAACTGGAGCGACTGGTTTCACTGGACAAACAGGTGTGGCTGGTTTTACTGGCGATACTGGTGCTACAGGACAAACAGGTGTGGCTGGTTTTACTGGCGATACTGGTGCTACAGGACAAACAGGTGTGGCTGGTTTTACTGGCGATACTGGTGCTACAGGACAAACAGGTGTGGCTGGTTTCACTGGTCAGACTGGAACTACAGGACAAACTGGAACTACTGGTGCAACTGGTGCTGGAGCTACTGGTGCGACTGGAGCAACAGGACCTGCATCTAACATCCTTCCGATAAGTGGCAGCGTATATCAAACTCCTTCCACCATTGCTGTATCTAGTGCCACTCCAGTAACAGTGGTGACTTTCACTTTGCCATCTGCTGGTACTTGGGATGTTGCTTATTGGATGCGTGCGCAAAGTTTGGGTGTAGCATTTGCTGGTGAGTTTTTATTGTATGACTCATCAGGTACAGCTGTTCCAAACAGCCAAATATTATCATATTACAATACCATTGTTGCTGCTCAGTCTAGTACTGGTACTGGACGAATAATCATTACTACTACTGGTAGTGAAACTTACACTATGCGAGCCTTTGCCAGCACTGGAGCTTTTGATAGCTTTAACGACAGTAACGGCACAACTGGTGTGACTTATGTACAGATTACTGGTGGTTACATAGGTGCTACTGGTTCCACTGGTGCCACAGGTCAAACAGGATCAACTGGCACTACAGGTCAAACAGGATCAACTGGTGTTGGTTTAACTGGTGCAACAGGTGCAACTGGTCAGACTGGAACTACTGGCGAAACTGGGACTACAGGCGAGACCGGAACCACGGGAAAAACTGGCACTACTGGATTTACTGGTGCTACTGGAGAGACAGGAACTACAGGCGAGACAGGTGCTACTGGTCCTACAGGCGCAACTGTTGGCGAAACAGGTGCTACAGGACATACAGGAACCACTGGTCAGACTGGAGCTACAGGCGAGACTGGAGCTACAGGTTTTACGGGTTTTACAGGACAAACTGGAACCACTGGCGATACTGGCACGACTGGTCAAACAGGCACTACAGGACAGACTGGAACTACAGGTGAAACAGGTTTTACTGGCTTTACTGGTGAGACTGGAGCAACTGGTCAGACTGGAACTACGGGTCATACTGGTACGACTGGCGAAACTGGATCGACAGGACCAAGAGGCGAGTCTACTGGAGAAACATATTATTTCAATTATTCTGTGGCATCTGATGTAAGTGGTTACAAAGAACTTTCTATAAATCCAATTGCAACATCTCAACAGATAGTAACAACATCTTTGGCTGGAAGTACAAACGATATACTCATCGCCAGCTTCATAACGCCAGAATTAGGATTTTCGGTCATACCCGGTGGATCTCAGTTGTTTCACCAGCATTTCCTCAAGCCAGCTTCAAATGACCATATACAAACTTACATCACAATACAATTGGTT